TTTAACTCAAACTTAGCTTACGCAACTCGTTTGTTCACTGAACACTCAACATCTAAACAAGAAAAAATTAACATCTTGAAAAGATTTGACGGCATTGAGTCTCTTAAAGAATCTAAAAACTTGTACAAGACAATCAAAGATGAACTTTCAGTTAAAACAAGTCAACCAATGAACGAATCAATTGAACGTAAAATTGAAAACGTTCAAAACACAGGTTCAGCAGTTAACTTGATTGAGTCTAAAACTTACGAGAATCCTCAATTTATGAGAATGAAAGATTTGATGTCAAAATTAAAATAAAAATAAACTAAAAAATAAAAAAACCAAAAAAATGGGAGCATTATTAGAATCAGGTCTTGTTGGTAACATCGGGTTAAAACACCTTAAAGTTATCAAAGAAGATACTATCAGCAAATGGGACAAATTAGGGTTCCTTGAAGGTCTTAAAGGCCACCTAAAAGAAAATGTTGCACAGTTATATGAAAACCAAGCATCACATTTGATTAACGAAGCTACTTCTGACGGGTCTTCAGGTTCTTTCGAAACTGTTGTATTCCCAATCGTTAGACGTGTATTCTCTAAATTATTAGCAAACGATATCGTTTCTGTACAAGCTATGAACTTACCAATCGGTAAATTGTTCTACTTCGTACCTAAGATTCAAGGATATTCAGGTGCTACTTCAACTTCAAGTGGTGACCACTACGCACCAATCGGTTCTCCTGGAAACTATCCTGGTGACCCACAAGCAGGTTACACAGGTTCTGGAGCATATGCTAAAAACCTTTACGATTTGTTCTACGAAGGAAACGAAGCAGCTCTTGACCCACCTGGATTGTTTGACTACTCTAAAGGTCGTTTCGAAATCATCGAAACTGCTGCAGGTGTTGTTAAATGGTCTAACGGAGCATTAGTAAATGCTGACAATGTAAACGACCCAGCATATATCGGTAACACTAGAAAAGTATTATTGAAAATGTGTGGTTTTGCTAACACAGGTGTTGGTAAAATGATTGGTCCTGATGGTAACGAGTATGACACAGAATCTTTCTTGTCTGACCTTGTTATTGTTAAAGACTCAGGATTAGGAATTGCTACAACTTCTCCATGTACAGTTTCTACTGGACCTTTATTGTTCAGAGTAGTTACTCAAAAATATGGTCAAGGAATTGTTACTCCTAACTATAATCAAGCAACAGCAGCGTTCTCTTCTCAAGGTAACGGTGGTGTTTATAATGACGTTTGTGACGTTAACGGTTGTATCTACCTTGAAGTAGACCTTTCTTGTCCAGCATGTCCTACATGTGGAAGTGACACTATCGATGGTTACACTGGTACTACTATCACAGGTATCACTTCTGGTGGTTCATTCACAACTTTCTTCAGACGTTACGAAGAGCTAGAATTCGAAGACAAAATTGGTGAAGTTTCTTTCGACCTTCAATCTGTAACTGTTACAGTTACTGAAAGAAAGTTAAGAGCACAATGGTCTCCTGAATTAGCTCAAGACGTTGCAGCATTCCACAACATCGACGCTGAAGCTGAATTAACAGCTTTATTGTCTGAACAAGTTGCGGCTGAAATTGACCGTGAAATCCTTCGTGATTTACGTAAAGGTGCAGCTTGGAACTTACGTTGGGACTACAACGGATGGAGAAGACTGTCAAACACAACTTCTTACACTCAGAAAGACTGGAACCAAACTTTGATTACAGCAATCAACCAATTATCTGCACAAATCCACAAGTCAACTCTTCGTGGTGGAGCTAACTGGATTGTTGTTTCTTCTGAAGTTTCAGCTATCTTTGATGACTTAGAATACTTCCACGTATCTAACGCATCTCCTGAGCAAGACCAATATAACATGGGTATTGAAAGAGTAGGTACTTTAGCTGGTCGTTACCAAGTTTATCGTGACCCATACTTCCCACCAAACCAAGTATTGGTTGGTCATAAAGGTACATCGTTACTTGACACTGGTTACATTTACGCACCGTATGTACCACTTCAATTAACTCCAACTATGTACAATCCGTTCAACTTTACTCCGATTAAGGGTATCATGACACGTTACGCAAAGAAGATGGTGAACAATCGCTTCTACGGACGTATCACAGTTGATGGTGTTCGCACATTCGATTTAAGAGAGTTGAGATAATCTAAATCTTAAATAAGATATAAAAAAGGTCAGAGAAATCTGACCTTTTTTTATTTTTATTATTATATTTGTATATTATGAATAAGTATATTCCCACAGATGAAGAACTATCTAATATATTAAGAATGTATAATGAAGAACTATTAGGTTCTCATACTATTTCATTAAAAACTGGTTTAAGTAAACCGACTATTTTAAGAATACTGAAAGAGAATAATGTGGTTATGTCCCAATCAGGGAGAAGATTTACAGGGGGTAAAAAGGTTGCTGATAAAAAATGGAGAGATAGTAATAAAGATTATTTGTCTAACAAACATAAAACTTGGTCAGAAAAAAATCGTGAACATTTAAATACCTACCACAAAGAATGGAGGGAAAAAAACATAGACAAACATAGGGAGAATAAAAGAAACTACGAAAAAACTCGTAAGGCAAATGACCCCCTCTATAAGTTAATTTCAAATTTCAGGACTGCGATATATCAGGTGTTGAAGGAGAATAATGTGGATAAGAACGGTCATTACTTCGAGGTTCTTAAGTACACGCCTGAGGAGTTAATCAATCATTTGAAGAAACAATTTACTGATGGTATGACGTGGGATAACTATGGTCAATGGCATGTTGACCATGTGATGCCTATTTCTGTTCATGATATACAGGAGATTGGTGATGATGAGTTTATGAGATGTTGGTCATTGAGTAATTTACAACCTATGTGGGGTGATGAGAATATTCGTAAATCAAACAAAATTTTGTGATATTTATATGAATAATGAAAGATAAATCACATTTAGAAAACGTATCTGACAGGATTATTATTTTAATCTGTAAAGAAATTCTTAAGAAAACTGAAGAACATGATTTAGATGATAGAGAATTTATTAAGGTGTGTGATGAAGTTTCTGTTAAGTTATTTGGTGATACTATGAAACACATTGACGTTGATTACATGTCACAAATTTTGGAAATAAATCCTGATATTTTGAGTAATGATAAGGATGTAAAACTTTTAAGACCTGAGTTTAATCTTTTTAAATTTGATTATATTGAGAAACGAACTGAATGGAGGTTGAATACGTATACTCATGAGATGGGTACTTATCATGACGATATTGAACCTATTGTTGATTTTATGTCAATGGAGGGTGAATTTGACTATTGGGATTCAATAAGTAGGGATAGTGATATTTTAGATTCCGATATTGAAGATACGTATCTTAGTAGAAAAAGTATTGTAAAAATTAATTAATATATTTAAAAACATTTGTTTTTTACCATATTTATCAATGATAAATCCCTCTTCTTTATGGTAAAAAAAGTTAAATTTCGCTTCTCTAATGATAGAAATGTTTATGATTTGAACATGTCTATTCCTGATTTTAAAAAAATTGATGAAAATGTTTCTGAGGTTCACGGTGAATATAGGGGGACTTACATTATTTTAAGTAAAAATGAGTATGAAAAAATTCTTAATTAGTTTAATTTTATTAATTCCTTTATTTGTTTTTGGACAGCTAAGGGATTCTGTGTTGGTTAAATCACCTATTTTCAAGGTTATGTATTCTGAGACATTGCAACAACCTAAATGGATTGAGTATCATGTTGCGTGTGGTGAGGGGGATTTTTCTCGTAAGGGTTTGGACTTTTATGTTTGTGATTCTGTTAAGACATCTGATGGTGGTGATTATGAGGCGAATGTTTGGGACAAGGGTCACTTGGCTCCTGCAGCTGATTTCAATTGTAACAAGGATTATTTAAAAATGACTTTTTCATATTTGAATTGTGTGTTACAACACGAGAAGTTGAATCGTGGGGCTTGGAGGTTACTTGAGGCGTATGAGAGGGATTTGGCAAAGAAGTATTCTGTGGATGTTAAAATCAAAATGGTCTATTCAAAAAAGTCACTGGTTTTAAAGAGTGGGGCAACTGTTCCTGACGGGTTCTATAAAACGATTAAGTATAATAAGGTTGTTGAGGTTTATTATTTTAAAAATGAGCCACCGATAACTAATGACTATAAAAAATATAAGATTAAATAATTTTTGGGGTCATTTAACCCCAATTTTTTTTTAATATGAGGGATATTTATATAGAAACACATTAAAATGGTGAATGTTAATGATATATTAAAACGTCAACTTTTGTTGATGAAATTTGATTCGGGTGTAACCCTTAAGG